AGACGACGCAAATTTTATGACGAGCCTCGTAAGCCTGCGGTAAAGTCATCCGAATATGCAACTCATGTACGATCTGCGAGTAAGTAAATGGATAGACCTAATGGGTTTCAAAAGCTAGAAGATGACATTATGGCGGTGTGGAGCGTCAAAGATATTGTAGGTACGTTCTTATGGCGGTATTTAGACCATCCTAAACCTATGACAGAAGACGAGGTTTGGAATCATGTGTATGCTATCGAGTGCCTACTAGACCTACACTGCGAGAAACTAATGGATACTTATTGCAAAGTATTTCAACTTAACCAATACGCAAGCGTGGGAGAGAAAGAAAGACGGGCGCAGATACTAAAAGGACTTGCAGACTTGGGTGGCTCTCAACCTAAAGCCAAAAAGGTTAAAAGAAAATGAGAGCGGTAGTTATTACCCCAACGACAGGAACACCTGAGTTAGAACAAGCTATTCAAAGTGTTGCCCGTCAAGGGGATGGAGTGGAACATTGGGTGGTGGTAGATGGTGTTCAGTATGCGGCAAAAGCTATTGATATAGTTCAGAAAAACCAGCACCCCCAACTCAAACTAATTATCCTACCTGAGAATACTGGGATGCCTCAAAACCATTTTTGGGGAAAACTTGAATCGGGTTTTTACGGGCATCGTATTTATGGAAGTATGGCTGGACTTATCAACGCAGAATACACTCTATTTTTAGACGAAGATAATTGGTTTGATGATAATCATGTGCGTATTATGGTTGAAGGCATACAAACTCATAGCTTTGAGTGGTGCTATTCGCTACGTAAGATTGTAGATAAAGACGGCAACTTTATTTGCAACGATGACTGCGATAGCCTTGGTGTGTTCCCAAATCAAACAAACATTAACTTGGTAGACATGAATTGCTATTGTTTTACAACCGAGTTTTTATTAAAGCTTCAATCATTTTTCTATCAAGATACTTACAACTGCGATAGAGATATATACAAACACGCACTAGCTTTATCTAAAGATCCCACATCTTTTGGTGGCACTGGCAGATACACCGTTAATTACCGTTGCAACAAAGACTTTCAAGAGCGGTGGTTTTTAGAGGGCAACGACAAAATGAACCAACTTTACACAAACTTTCCTTGGAGAAGCAAATGACCGACACAGTAAAAGTAGACGCAAAAGAAGTAAAAACACCACAATTATTTGTAGCTACACCGATGTATGGCGGTATGTGCAACGGACAATATACCCTAGGTATGATTCAGATGGTGGCTCAGTTTACCCAAGCTAGAGTTCCATTTCAGTATGCTTATATGATGAACGAGTCATTGATTACCCGTGCCCGTAATAGTTTAGCTTATGACTTCCTAGCAACCAACTGCACACACTTGATGTTTATTGATGCTGACATTGGCTTTAATCCAGCAGAAATATTACGTATGATTAACGCCAACAAGGACATCATCTGTGGAATCTATCCCAAAAAAGAAATTGATTGGGTGCAAGTAGATAGAGCAGTCAAGGCTGGTGTACCACCACAAGAACTACACAAACATACTGGTGCTTTTGTTGTAAATCTCGTAGACGACGCAACATCTGCGGAAGGTAACGTCAATGAGCCGATTCAAATTGCTAATGGCGGTACTGGGTTTATGTTAATCCAACGTAAAGTATTTGAAGGCTTATTGGGCAAAGTGCCAACCTATATGAACGATATGTTCTTAGCTGTGGATACAGAGAGAAAACCAAAAGTTATACATGAGTTCTTTGCTACAAGTATTGATGCTACATCAGGCAACCGACTTCTTTCCGAAGACTACCACTTTTGCAAGATTGCTAGAGAACAAGGATATACAGTTTGGGCGGCTCCATGGGCGCAGTTAGTCCACTGCGGTGCATATAACTTTAGCGGTCAGCTTCCGAAAGGAAAGTAATGACGGTTAAATACACTTGGTCGTATTCCTCAATAAATCTTTTTAAACAATGTCCGCATAAGTATTATCGTCTTCGGGTAGTAAAGGACATTGTAGAACCTCCAGCCGAGCATTTGAATTACGGACTGGAAGTGCATAAGGCGGCGGAAGATTACATTGGGAAAGGCACCCCAATCCCTGAAAAGTATGCTTTTATTAAAGAACACTTGGATAGGCTAAACCATATTAAAGGCGAGAAGCTTTGCGAATATAAGATGGGGCTTACCAGCAACCTAGAACCATGTGGGTTTTTTGATAAGGATGTATGGTGGAGGGGTGTCGCAGACTTGTTAATTATTAACGACGACAAAGCGTATGTCATTGATTATAAAACAGGAAAATCTGCCAAGTATGCAGATACTAAACAGTTAGAACTTCTTTCCCTAGCGTTATTTAAGCATTTTCCTAACGTCAAAAAGGTCAAAGGTGGGTTATTATTCTTAGTAGCCAATGACCTTGTCAAAGACCATTACGAGGCGGATAATGAAGGGGTATATTGGACTAAGTGGTTAGAAGATACTCAGCGCTTAGAAGCGGCAATCCAAAATGATGTTTGGAATAAGAAGCCTAACTTCTCGTGCCGTGCATGGTGTTCTATAACCGACTGTGAACACAACGGAAAGAACCATTGATATGCCCTACACTAAAACACCTAGACCTTATGCCCATGAATATGAGATGGAAAAGAAGCGTGGTGAGCACGAGCGCCGAATGGAGCGCCAACGTGCAAGACGGGCTATTGATAAGCGTGACACAGGTACAGTATTAAAAGAATCACCTAAGCGTAAGGGCAAAGATGTAGCCCACAAGAAAGCGCTAGATAAAGGTGGTAGCAATAAAGATGGAGTAGTACTACAATCTGCAAGTAAGAATCGTAGTTTTAAAAGAGATTCAAAAGGTAATTTAGTTTCTGAAGTAAGCGTCAGAGAGCGCAAAAAGAAAAAGTAATTTTGTTGTATGGTCAGGAAGTAAGATACGAGTGATACTGACGGGTTAACTCATTTCCTACATAACCGTATCAGTTGGGGTCGTTAGTTAGATGTTTTTCCCTTCACGGGGCATCTTCCCTCCTTGGCGATGACCCAGCCGATTGACCTCCGTAAGAGGTCGTTTTAAATCAAAACTTGTGTTTTGGTCGTATTCCTATTGGAGAAGAGAGTGCAGATTATAGAAAATAAGGCGTTGCTACTTAAAGTACGTGACCCAAATCGCATCACAACAGTTATACCGAAAAGTAAAGTTTTAGAAGATGGCAGAGTGCTAGTTAAGTGGGGGCTAGATGAAGCACAAGTATTAAAGAACCTTAAATACAAAGACGTACCATCCCCAATCAGGGCGCACTACGATTGGCCTGGGCTTTATAAACCATTTGCACACCAACGTATTACTGCTGAGTTTCTAACTCTGCACCGCCGAGCCTTTTGTTTTAACGAACAAGGTACAGGAAAGACAGGCTCAGTTATATGGGCGGCTGACTATCTGATGAAGCTAGGTGTTATTAAACGTGTCCTAGTTCTATGTCCACTATCTATCATGCAGTCGGCTTGGCAGAATGATTTGTTTAGGTTTGCCATGCACCGCACTTGCGCTATTGCCCATAGTTATTCAAGAGAGAAAAGAATTAAAGCCGTACAAAGCGATGCTGAATTTGTTATCTGTAACTTTGATGGGCTTGGAATTATTAGAGATGCCGTACTAGAACAAGACTTTGATCTGATTGTTATTAATGAAGCTAACGCATACAAGACTGTTTCTACAACACGTTGGAAAACTCTTAACTCAATTATCAAACCTAAGACTTGGTTATGGATGCTGACAGGCACACCAGCTTCTCAATCTCCTACCGATGCGTATGGTCTAGCACGTTTAGTTAATCCCCAAGGAGTACCAAGATTTTACGGCTCGTTCCGAGACATGGTTATGTATAAGCTGACTCAATTTAAATGGGTTCCAAAACCTAATTCAGAACAAACAGTTCACGCAGTATTACAACCTGCAATACGCTTTTCAAAAGATGAGTGTTTAGATTTACCCGACATGACTTACACCACTAGGGATATACCCTTAACTGCACAGCAAGAAAAATACTACGAAATCATACGCAAGAATATGTTAGCCGTTGCCGCAGGTGAGGAAATTACAACAGTTAATGCCGCCGCAAACTTGAATAAATTACTCCAGCTTTCATGTGGTGCAGTCTATTCTGATAGTGGAGAGGTGGTCGAATTTGATGCCTCTAATAGAATCAATGCCTTAAAGGAAGTGATTGACGAGGCTAGCCATAAGGTGTTAATATTTGTACCCTATCGGCACGCTATTGAGATTGTTACGGAAGAATTGAAAAAGTCAGGATACACTGCGGAAATTATAAATGGCTCAGTCTCAGCAGGCGCACGCACAGATATATTTGCTCGTTTCCAAAACGACCCCGACCCCAAAATTCTTGTAGTACAACCACAATCTGCGGCTCATGGAGTGACACTAACTGCGGCTAATGTGGTGGTATGGTTTTCCCCTATTACTTCAGTTGAAACTTATCTGCAAGCTAATGCTCGTGTACATAGAGCAGGACAACATAACCCTTGCACAGTAGTTCACTTACAGGGGTCCCCTGTGGAAAAGAAGATGTACAAGATGTTGCAAGGAAAGGTAGACATACATACCAAGATGATTGACCTTTATAAAAATATAATTGAAGATGACTCTTGACATTGTAAAGGTTTGGTATTACATTATAGGTATAGTTAAGAAGGAGAAGAGATGAGTGAACACCAAGCAACGGCTGATAAATTAGTCAAAGCATATATAAAGATTCGTGATAAGCGACTTGAACTTGAGAAAGAGATTCGAGACTTAGAAGAACAACAAGAAGTAATACAAAATGAGTTGCTATCTATCTGCAAAGATACAGGCACAGACGGACTCAAGACGCAGTATGGTACGGTCAGTCGCAAACTCAATAAAAGATATTGGACTAGTGATTGGGAATCCTTATACGCATTTATTAAGGAACACAATGCCTTTCACTTTTTGCATCAAAGAATTTCCAATGGGAATGTGGATACATTTCTTGCAGAAAACCCTGATTTGCATCCGCCAGGGCTTCAAGCGGACGCTGAATATGTTGTTAGAGTTACTCGTACTAGAAAATAGGAGAAGATGATGAGCAAAGAACTTGCTATGTTGGACATGGGTTTACCAGCGCATTTACAAACGTTGGAGTTGGACGACACTACTAAAGCCCTTATGGGTAATGGTGGGGGCGGTAGTAAACGTATTTCTATCGAGGGCGGTGTATGGCGCTTGCTAGTAAACGGAAAAGAAATTGCACAAAAAGAAGAACGTAATCTCAATGTGGTTATCGTTGCGGCTTCCTCAAAAGTTGCTCGTACTTACTATGCTGGTGTTTATAAGAAGGGTGTATCTGCACCTCCTGATTGCTGGTCTGCTAACGGTGACTATCCTGATAAGTCTGTTGAGCAACCACAGTCTACTGGATGCGCTAATTGCCCACAGAACATTAAAGGTTCAGGACAAGGCGATGGTCGTGCTTGCCGATTCAGCCAACGTATTGCAGTAGTTTTGGACAACGATATTGGTGGCGATGTATTCCAATTAGTTCTTCCTTCTACTTCGATCTTCGGTGAAGGTGAAGCTGGTAAGTGGCCTCTCCAAATGTACGCTAAGATGATTGGTGCTAAGGGTGTTCCTATTACTGCAGTTGTAACTGAAATGCGTTTTGATACTGCAAGTTCTACACCTAAGATTACTTTCAAGCCAGTACGTTTCTTAGAAGCAAATGAAATTGAAACGGCTATTAACCAAGGTAAGAGCACTGAAGCAATCAAGGCAATTACTATGACTGTTGCTAAAGTAGATAAAGATGCGCCTAAGCTAGAAGCACCAGCTAAGGTAGAAGTCAAATCTGTTGCAGTTGAAGTTGAAGCAGTAGAAGCTGAACCAGTTAAGCGTACGGCTAAGAAGGAAGAGCCAGCACCAAAGAAAGACTTGAGTAAGATTCTTTCTGACTGGGATGACGAGGAGTAATAATGTCTAGAGGATATGCGAGTGGCTTTATCAATGAAGTTAAAGCTTCGGACAAATCCAAGATAGGGGTACAGCTAGGACTTGTGTGCGTCAGGAGCGATATTCCTGTAACTGACGTAGCAGAATTTTTTGATGTATCCCGTATGACGGTCTACTCTTGGTTTCGTGGTAAAAGTAATGTCCCCGAGAAGCATTGGGACAAAATGAAAAAACTTGTTGATAAATTGAAATAGTTGTGTGGGGGGCTAGGTTAGCTACCGAAAAGGATATACCGCCGTCATATCCCTGCCCATCCCTTTTTATAATGACGGCTAAAGGCGGCTATGTTGATAACAAATGATTTCTTATCCGCAATACTTCCTGATACAGGATCGTACTGCGTGGTGGGACTAAAAGAAGATGGAAGCCCAAGACAAAAGTTTGTGGGAAGTATCGAAGAAGTATGTAAATTATCGGAGCAGTTGGTTAATGGTGGATATAACTCTTATTTTGCATTAGCATCGTTTAATGACCCAAAGGAAGGCAGAACCGCCAAAAATGCGCAGGCTCTAAAGTCTTTCTTTATTGATATTGATTGTGGTATGGGTAAACCCTATGCCGACCAAGTTGAGGGTATGGATGCCCTTAAAGCGTTCATTAAAGCTACCAAGCTACCTAAACCTACAGTAGTCAATTCAGGGCGTGGTATACACGCATACTGGGTGCTAGAAGCGGCTATGCCAAGTTCCGAATGGAAACCCCTAGCCGAGAAGCTAAAGGCGCTCTGTGCCCAGCATAAGCTTGAGGCAGACCCATCTGTGACTGCGGACTCTGCACGCATATTGCGTATTCCAAACACCCTTAACTTTAAAGACGTTGAAAACCCAGCCCCAGTAGAAATATTACTTACGGGTCCCCTGGTGGATAAGAGTGTTATAGAAGATGTTTTAAATACAGTAGAGCAAGACATATTTGCTGGTATGTCGGGTAAACCCTTTATCCCTCGTCAGATGGATGCGATGACCCTAGCTTTGATGGGCAACAATATCTCTCGCTTTAAGACCATCATGATTAAAAGCGCTAAGGGTGAAGGTTGCCAGCAGTTACTACACATATACGAAAACCAAGCGACAATAGATGAGCCGCTTTGGAGGGGAGGACTAAGTATTGCCCAG